TGACCAACTGACCCAGCTATAGACGAAGCATCCATTCCGCCAATTGTTTTATTAACACTTTGTGTCAACATGTTTATATTGCTTTATCCTTAGCAATATAAACAATTTTTAATCAAATCTGATCCTACATTTTCATTTTCAAAACGATCGGACAATGATCAGAACCCATAACTTCTGACGCAATGTCCGATGCAACACACTCTCCTCCCCATACAAGCCCGTAATCTATTCGCCATCCCTTATTCAGTTCCCTAAATTGTCGAATTCGCTGATTCCACCATGTAAACCCCTCGTCCTCATCCTCATGATATTGTCTATATGTATCAATAAATCCAGCATCGATATAATGTTGCATATTTACTCGCTCTTCCGGAAGTAATCCTGCAATTCTCTTCGACCCCGATGGAAATCCCGAAAATATATCAATCTCCTCCCTCGCTACATTCATATCCCCCACCAACACTATAGTTTTTCCAGATCCCTTAAGCCTCTCCAACCATTTCAGCATCGCCCCGTCCCACTCGTTAAGTCTGAAGGTCTCATTCGAACCACTATTTGGCGTATAAACATTAATAAGAAAAAAATCATCAAACTCTGCCGTAATACATCGTCCCTCCAGGTTCGGCTCATTAAGTGTAGGCAATCCCATTATTACCTCTGTTGGTTCAATTTTTGAAAAAATCGCTGTACCTGAATATCCAGACCCACGGCCACGAGCCGAGCTTGTACTTGGATTCAAATAACGAAAGGGATAAGGATTAGTCCCTACGTGTTGCTTGCAGCAAGCCATATCAATAGCGTTGAATACGGCTGTATCACATCTTGTTTCTTGAAGACATACGATATCAGGGCTGTATGTCTCAATCATTTTGGCAAAATTACTCTCTTGATTAATAACAAATGGTACGCTGGATTTTGTTTTTCCGGCCGTATATTTTTCATCCGGACCTGTCAAAATATTTGCTCGAATTCCATTAACATTCCACGAAATAATACTCATTACATTGCAAGCTGTTGCATGTTCCATAGCTTTATCTTCCTCAAACTACATCATTTTTTATCATTTTTATCGAGTACCTTCCTGTGATCTTCCACACGGTCCTGGTGGCACTAACTGCCCAGCCATACTTCCATATTTAACTGAATCAGGCAAATAATTTTCATAACTATAATATCCAGTATAATCAGACGGTTTTGACAAATAATTATTTGCCTTATAGTTCGGTGCATAATTTTCTATAAAATACTCAACCGCCGTTTCATTCATTTTTCCATTTGCATTCATTATCTGTTTTGGAGTTGAATCTTGGGAGGGTTCGTATTTCTCTTTTTTTACCAACGGTTCTGCTTGTATGAGCGACCCTGTATATTTTGCATCCCTATAATAACCGATGCGGTTCATTCCCTCAACAACTCTTGATGTAAATACATATCCTTCTTTTGATCCTACATAAGTAGAACTTGCAATATAATCAGAACCAGATTCATCCTTTTTATCCTTTTCAACCGAATCAATCGAATCAACCGGATCATCCTTTTCAACCGAATCAACCTGTATATTTAATTTTGTGATTAAATCATCGGCGCCTTTGCAATAACCTTCATGTGATCCTGATCCACATTTTATAAAGGGTACATGGCGAATGCCCTCGCCTTTCAGAAAGTCAATATTTTCGTGTGCGTCCTTGTATGTAATATATTGATCAATTCCGGCTTCTTTGAATGCTTCTTTTGTTTTGGTGCAATGACTACAGTTATCAGAAATGTACATTTCTATATTTGCTTTTTGAATGGCAGCTCGTTTATTGTCGCCCGAATAATCTTCTTTAGAGTTGGCGGCTTCCTGAGCTACAACAGGATCGATATTGACGTTGCCCGTTTCTTGTAATTTTAGATAGTTAGAGGGATATTGAACCTCTGCTTTTTTGCCTTGTTCTATATTTGATTCGTATGCTTTGGTATCACATGCGCATGAATCTATAGGAGGGACGGATGCTTTCTGATTCGGCAAGACCTGATCTGCCCTGTATGGGAAATTACCTACTGTCATTGGAAATGGTGAAAGCGATCCAACACCGGCCAGATCCTTTGAACAACAGCCGGGGCTGCGGTTAGGTCCCCCTCTCACTTGTTCGTCCATACATTTTTGTTTTGCATCGGACACTTGGAACAAGAAATTTTCATTTACATTTAATTGGGTACTGAATAGTAAAATTATACCAGCGATTATCCCGGACGTTAGTAATAGACCGAGGATGAATTTTGCGTCGATTTGAGTGGATTTTGCTAAAAATCCATAAATTAGCAAGACGACAAATACGATAGCCCAATGTATTAAGAATATAATTCCAGATTTCATTTATTATAATGATATTTTTTTTCTTTAAAAAAAAATCAAAATAATGCCGTAAAATTCCATCCAAGCTGTTCAAATAAACTTTTACATACATCATCATGGAATGCTTTTCTATCAATTGTCTTCAATATATTGAAATCTTGCCTCTTACATGGATATTTATGACGACGTAACAATTGAAACAACACATATTGCGTATTTATAAAATTCTTCCTATCTATCCTATCGGCTGTATTATTCTTCCTATATTTTTGATCATATGCATTTGTCAAAACATCAAAATCATCTAATAAATTAGGCTCGAACGCTGAAAGATCATCAGGCTTTTTACCCGTCATCATATAATGAATCAGAACAATATCCTCGTAATGTTTTGAAAATCCAGTTTCCTTTAAAAATAAATAAATATGTTCTCTCGTTATATCCGTACATCTTTGATGCATATCTTTTCCTTCGTGTAATAAACCATGTAACTCAAATTGTTTAATTAATGTATTATATACTGCTTGGTCAATTGTCGCATTTTGCTTCCCTTGAAACTGATTAATGCAATCTCTAAAATGGATTTTTCTATCATATGTATATTTACTTGACATATTTACCCTTTCGACATCTTTATAACTAGAAAAACTAGCCACCGCCCCTAACATTGTTCCACATCCCATACATACATAATTGTTATCTATAACATCAATCATTCTCTTTTTTTTACACGCCTCGGCAACACACATAATCTTATGCGCCGTCTGTTTATAAAAATGTATCTCCTCTGTTGTATAATTTTTTGCAATTGAACAATATTTCGTTATTATTTCATCCTTATTAATATCATCGATTTTTTGTTTCCCCATAAAATTTACTTTCACAGGAGAATGTAACAAGGTCGTATAAGCATCCAAAAGCTCGGTCGTTTCCATTATATAAAAATTATATGTTGTCTTTTCTTGAATATTTTTAATCTTTTCCTCCAGCTGTATCTTATTCTCTTCCAAACACTCTAATGTTCTATGTCTCAGATTAGACAATCCAATTGATTTAATAATTTCTTGTAATTTTAATTCATATTGTTTCATCTCCCTCTCCTCTTTCTTAAATTTTTCCAATATCGATTGGTGGATTTGTAATATATCGATATCACTCATTATTGAAAAAAATCACCAAGCTCTTTAAAATAATATAATGAAATAGTTTTTTTATTATGTTCGTTAGATATCTTAATAGCAATATGATTCACAGCACCGCATAGCTATTCAGGGCTTTGCCACACGCATCTCATTCTCAACAAAACATAATTATTAATCTCTTCTTTTTTTAATAAAAATTTAAAAAAATCTTGTATACTTAAAATAACAATCTCACAAAATGTCTCTATCTTCACAAAATGGTTTTGGAACAAACACGTGCGTAGCTAATCTAACATCCGGCTTTATCGATCTCGCCACATATGATGAACTCGAAAAGTACATGTACGGAGGCCCCGACGCCACCGCCTATTTCGTCCGTGAAACTCGTAAATCCACTTGGTTCACTCAATGCCCCGTAACACTCGCTCGTTGCAATGGCACACCCGAATTTGGTGCTGAATGGTCTTGTTCTATCAGCCGTGCTGGAGATTATCTCCTAGGTACGTGGCTACATGTTGTTACTCCCGAAGTTTCTCTACAGTGCACTGCTAGCAACTCCATTTGCATTGCATGGACCCCCAACTTTATGCACGCCCTTGTCAAGGAATGCTGCATTACCTTCAATGACTTGGTCGCCGCTCGCTTCGATGGCACCCATCTCGATTTCTGGGCTGCCTTTACCACGCCCGCCTCCATATCTGAAGGCTATAAGAAAATGATTGGCGCCAATCTTCCCACAAATGGTAACCATATCCCTTCATATGCCCTAAATCTTCCCCTACCCTTCTTCTATACTCGTGATTCCGGTGTTGCGCTGCCTACGGCTGCTCTTCCCTACAATGAGATGAGAATCAATTTCGTATTCCGTCAATGGCAAGAAATGCTCCTGACGTTCAGGGAATCCGCTAACTGCCCCAACGGTGACTACTACGGTCCCGCCATGGCTGTTGAACATCCTCAGACGCAAACGTCCCAACCAACCCATCAATATCAAGTCATTACTGTTGGGGCAGCCGCCATCAGCGCCCCGCCAGCGGCTGGCTGGATTAATGGTGGGGTTTTGGCTCAAGCAGCAACTGGCGCCCAAGGAACAATTGTTGGATTGGAAGGTGCTCAGGGTGCCTTCCCTGCCATCGGATCAACAATTACAGTTGAACTGGCGACATCCGATGCTTTTACGGGCGCCCTCATGACCGGTTATACCTTGGGGGGGGTCGCCCTTGCGGGCGGTGGCACATCGACCGTTTCCGTACCCGCAGGGCAAGGTGCCTCAGGTTTCACTCAAGTTGCCCAACAGGAAAAAGTTTCTCGCACGAATTATGCCGCACCCTATTTCTGCAAACGTAATTGCCCTGTTGTTTCCGCCGCCGCCGACCAACTATCCATTGGAGCCGCATTCAATGGCTTTGAGGTTGATTCGACCGGTGCAGCAACAGCTGGAGGCACGCAGCAATCGCTCCGCTTCGATGCCGCCACAACTGCCGAAATAGCTTCTGGCACTCCCGCAAACTCCGTATTGATTAATAGTACGGTCGTCGCTGGCGCCATTACTGGTAAAGTTGTAAGTGTTTCTCCCGCACCCGGAGCAGACGCCAATGGAATGGACGGCCGTACTGTCGTTGTGCAATGTATCAATGGCACGTTCGCCCTCATCCCCGCCCTCGCTACCGCATTGATCAAGTTTACGTCGCCTGATGGGACCACGTTCATTACCTTCTCAGCAGGTGCTATGACTGCGTCAGCCGCTGTTGACGTCAACCTTGGTGGAAACAATGTGAATGCTGGTAATTCAAATGCTCTTGGTCTATTCAATGATCAATATGCCCACATGAACTATGATGCGGAGGTTTGCGCAAAGTGCTTGATGATGGGTGGCCAGGATACTGGTTTATCAACATTGAATCTTATAAAACAACCATCGCTTGGTTCCAACGCCGTCCAAGTATGGGCCAACTACGCTATCGTTTCGAATGAAGAGCGTAAGAGAATGGCCTGCGCCCCTCGTGATATCTTGATTGAGCAGGTACAGACGGCCCCTGCGCAACGCTTTGGTGGTCAGACTCCATTCCCGACATCAACATCTGGGGTTATTTCGCAATCTCAGAACTATGATATCAGATTCTCGCATGCTATCAAGGTCTTGTTCTTTGGTGCCAAGAATACTACATTCAAAACTGTCCACTCTAATTATTCAACAGGTGTGCCTTGCCTATCCAAGAAAGATTGCGGGGGATGCTTGACTATTCAAAGTCTTGCAGGACAAGGTTATGGTGGGCGAGGAGGCGATCAATTGCTATATGCGCTCGGTTTGACAAATGGCCCGAGCGGGACTACCGCAACCCAGTCAACGCAGGGTGTTAGTGTTCAGACGGCTAATACGGCGACCGCAGCAAGCGGAATCCATGCGGTCTGTGATGTAGTGACGGTTAATTCCAATGTTGTTGGTTGTTGCAATGCTCAGGACCCCCTCATGAATGCTAATTTGGTTTACGAAAACACTCAACGTCTTGGCTTGATGGCAACTGATTACTATTCTCAAGTGCAGCCTTACTATCATGCTCCTGCCATCCCCGATGACAAGACGAGTCCCGTATTCTGCGCCAAGGGTTACCATATGTACAGTTACTCGCTTGATTTCATTTGTCTTGATCCTCTTGGTTCGACTAACTTTGGTAAGTTGACGAATGTGGCGATCAATGCGACCCCGGCGACCGATTGGGGTCGTGATGCATGTGTTAGCAACCAATCCCTGCAAGTGCTGTATGATACCAATGGGGCTACTCTCCCAGCGAACTTTGCATCAGGTTCTCAAGGAAGTCAAGCAGCCATCCTCAATTCAACTACTGGTCAAAATAAAGCAGCTGTGCTTGCCGCCGCGCAAAACATGTGTGCGGGCGGGCTTAAATACACAAAGGCTGATGGTAAAACCCTTTCATTTAGTATTGAAGAACTTCTTTTGCTGAATCTTCAGGGCGACGGAGCAGCAGCCTCGACTGCTGCTACACAAGTGACAGGTGGTCATGGTTTGATTAATACAACTACTAATACGCAGAAGTTTTCGTTCCAATTTGTGTGTACGGCGGTGAACAATAATAT